GGCTGCCAGATGGGGACATCAAAATATTGTTTGCAACAAAGCAGCAACTGGTGGCCAGTTAGAAACTTTAAAATGGCTCAGATCAAATGGTTTCACATGGGATGCCAAAACATGTGTTTCAGCAGCGGAAAATGGTCACTTGGAAGTTCTGCAATGGGCGCAAGCCAATGGTTGTTCTTGGGATGAATTAACATGTGCAATCGCCGCGAAAAATGGTCATCTGGATGTATTATATTGGGCTCGAACCAATGGTTGTCCGTGGGATAGAAAAACTTATCTGATGGCTCGTGTGATGGGACATGCTGAGATTCTGAAATGGGCAATGAATCATGGTTGTCCAAACAAGTTGTTGTGATTACATGTTTGTGCTCGACTCTTAATATCTAAATTAAATTTAGATGGAGAATAATTATTTCCACAAGTATCTCAAATATAGACAAAAATATTTTATGTTGCTTAAATTATTTCAACGGGCAGGCAACACTGACAGTGATACGGACACAATAGATATGATGTTTGACACGGCACTCATTGATGCTAATCACCAATTTACCATAAATTTATTTGATAATTTGGATAGTGCCTCAAATATTATTTCTCCTGCTTCCCTGACGTATGCCCTAGGATTACTCCAATTGACCTCTGCAGGAAAAACTGACCAAGAATTACGCCAAGTTATTGGGACTAAATATGACGAGAACCAGTTGGAAACCTTAAAAAGTTTATTGGAAGAGCCCATCAAAATGACACATATTATTATCGCCAACAAATTAACCAAAATTAATCCTAACTATTTGGCCATGGTCAAACACTTGACAAAAGTTATCAGAGATGATTACTACAAGAATAAATTATTTATTCAACAAATTAATAAACAAATCGAGGACCAGACCAATGGTCTGATCAAAAATACACTGCAACCAGAACAAATTAATTCTGATACCAACCTGGTTATTATAAATACTATTTATTTTCATGGAGAATGGGATCAACCATTTGACGGTAGGTTAACTACGAAAATGCGATTTCACAGAACACGCGACGATGTGATTGACATGATGAACCAAATAAATTTTTTCAATTATTACGAAAATTCGTACATACAACTAGTTGAATTACCATTTAAACAAAAAAATTTGGCTATGGGTATTATTTTGCCCAAAAAATTTTTGGAACAAACTAATATTGATTACACCATAAATAATGTACCACAGTTTACCCCCAAAGAGTTGTCCGAATTCATTAACAATTTGCAATTCAAAAAAATTAATTTATACATACCCAAATTTACTCACACCAAGAGATACGACATGATGCCACTATTCAAAAAAATGGGCCTGGTTGAAATATTTAATCAGGATGCCGAGCTAGATTTAATGTCAGTCGATGCTCATGTCACCAGCATCGTTCATGAGGTCATGGTTATTGTAGATGAATCAGCTGATGTTCCTCCAGGTAAAACTGACACAACAAATGAATCAGATGAATCAGAGTCCATGATTTTTAAAGCAGATCATGCGTTCATTTATTATGTTCGCCATGTGCCAAGTAATATGTTTTTGTTGTATGGTGACTACCAAGGTAACTAAAATGGATACGCTACTAATTTTTAATTATATATTTTTAAAAAGAAAAACATACAACAATATTATTAAAAATAATGAAATCCTACAACATTAACAAGCGTAACTATTATTTGGAAGATGACTTAATGGAAAACTATCCATCTTTTTTTTTTTCGGGGTGTAAGAATAGTCATTAATAGCTTGTGATCTTTGGCTTTATTGATCCACAGTTCATTTTCCAAACGGAAACGGAAATTAAACACTTGAATTATAATATGGGTACGAAACTGGATCACGACAAATACGATGAATTGGTTGTTATCACCGTCAACAAATCAGATTTGTCAAGAAACTATTTGAAACTATTTCCAAATTGTGTCAGGGTCACAATATCGAATTAATACAGCAGCTCAAGGATAAGGATAAAGAAATTCAAATTAAATAATATTTAAACCATCATCGATTTTAATATTATTTTATCATGCGCGTGATCTCAATCGGGCCAATTTAGTTTTGTACTTGAGATATTTGTGATAATAACTGGGTCGGTCAGTGTCACCAGTTTGTTGCATTTGTTCCATTTGTTCCAACTGACAGTACTCTATTTCTGCCCATTCTTGATAAAATTTTTTTCTTTGGGCCAAATAAAATTTAGTCAAATGTGTCATTGTACTGACATGGCGAAGTTCTGGCAAATTGGCCCATGTGATCAGAGCTTTTCCAAGGGCAATACCCATGCGATAAGAATTATAATGTACTTTGGTTAGAACCCCCAATAGTAACAAACTGGCTTTTTGAAATTCATAGAACTCTGGAAACTTAATTATCATGTTAACTCCGGACTTGGCATAAAACATCATGATTTTTTCGAGGACTCCAGCCAGACTAATGCTTTTACTTTCACCTAAAATTTCGGTAAATGGAGATAATTCGTCACGATTTTCCACAATAGTTTCTTCGGATGATGGTACATATTCCAAATAAGAATATATATTGTTGGTATGTTTTTTGTAATCGTCATTTGTTATTTTAAATTGTTTTGTGGCATTTTCATCATCGATTCGTTTCTGACTGAAGATATCTCGTTCATAAATTCGGGCTTTTTCCTCTTCTTTTTTCCGGTTGTAGGTATTACGTATTTTGTCCTGGTACAGTTCCAGTTTTAGTTTATGATATTCTGGACTGTTTCTATCGATTTGGGTTTCAGGACACTTGGAGTTTATCATAGTGGTCAATCTGTCCAAAATTTCTTCATAATTGTAAAAAACAGACAACACAATTATGTCCAAAAATGTTCGAGTATTTTCGTCAGATGCGTACAAATCAATATGACCAACGGATCCAAAATCAATGAGTGTTAGTTGAGATTTATAGTATGAGTAAAAAATATTGCCCGCATGTAAATCCCCATGATAAAAACCATGTTTGATGACATTAGAAAAAAATTTAAAAACTAACAAGTCCAAACATCTATGTAGTTTGGCCCGATACAACGTATCTATCTGGAGTAAATCATTTTCCACCAAATAACTCAGAGGTATACCTGGTGCCACAGTCATGGCCAGAGCATACCAAGTATCGGTCGGTATAATGTGCTTAACATATTGAACGGTAGTTAGTTCAGCTTCGATATCCACATTAAAAATATCACGATAATTGGCTGTATAATATTTGTGACCCTTTTTCATGTTGGATTTTTCATTGGACAAATTCATTTCTTTGCCATTGGAAATCAACATGGCTTTAATAAATTTTTGTTCACAAGAACCTTCCAGATAAAGATCATGCAATGTCACATATTCCCAACAACTTTGTGCCACGGCTAATGGTTTAATAATTTTAATAATATATACATGATCCGGATGATTGATTCGGACAACTTTACAAACATGGCCCACAGAAGCGGAATAATTGGCGAGTATTTTGTACATATCCCATTGGTAGACTGCCCGTTTCATAATAAAATTAATTTGGTCTTCCATTAGCATAGGGTAAGTTAATTTGGTTAAATGATATTTGGTTGCAGTTTCTGGGTCAATAAGTGGTTTTATCAATTGTAAAAATTTAAGAATAAATGGCCCCGAATTCAACAAAATGTGTTTGCATAGAAAATAACGTACCTCATCCAATGTGTAAGGCAATTCCACGAAAAATTTTTGGGTTACTTCCTTGAAAATTTGAGCCCAAACAACGGGATGGAGTTCTTGGTAATAAGTACTGATGACATTAACGAAAAAATTTTTCATAGATCCAAATTCGTTCGGAATTAGTTGGTCCAGTTCCTTGGTCATGTAAAAATTACGTATGTCTGGCCAATTATTTGGGATCGTGATTTGTTTGTCATGATTGTTTTGGGCTAGTGACCTAATAAAATTTTTGAATCTGGCATAATCATTGCGAATCATTCCAATAATTTCGTCACGATTTCGGCCATGAAATTTTGTTATGTACTTAGTTTTATAATGAGCAATTATCTTTTTAAAAAGGTCAAACAATTGACATTGACAATTTTCGAACAAAATGTTGGCCAAATTTTTCGCTGATTCCGTAAAATTTTCATTCAGTTGGTAATTGATATAATTGACGTGATCGATTTTGTTATTCAAAATTGATGTGGCAATTCCTTCCAAAATTATGTTTTCCAAATCAATGCTGGAGACTTTCATTTTTCCCGATTGTTCAAATATTTTATCGGGTGTTACCTGTTGATATATATTATTTAAGTCTGATACATCACGAGAACACTTATTCGGTTGGTTCAAAAACGAATTAATAATGTTGTCCCATTTATTTTTGAGATGCTCATAATAATATTGGTAAGTAATATTGGGTTTGATACAAACCCAATTATAACGCAAATCTGGATCGGTCATGTTGGATATTAATTGATCATAAGTGTCATCAATAGCTTCATTAAGTTTATCGATAATATTGGAACAGTTGATATTAATGATTGCCACGTTGTTGATTAGATCATTCATTTATACTAGGATAATATACTGTAATAAATAATTTTTTTGAAAATAATATACTGTTATATATTTTTTTTTGGTTGTGAAATATATCTGATCATTGTGTATAAAACTTGCATGATATCCTACTACCATTTGATTAGTTACCTGAAAAAACAACATCTTTATCCAATTAGTGTCAGACCTGAGTATACTGTTATCATGGTACCTGGAACGGGTTATCATATTACCATTTACCAAGACCAATGGGATGACTACGAATACGTTAGTGGCCGACCTTACTATTTGTTTCATATAACATCCGATGATAAAACTAATAAATGTTCTTCCTATTTTTGGGTCAAGAAACGAAACCATCGAATCCAAAAAATTCCACGATCTCATTTTTTGTATAATCAGTCAACATTTAGTTTTTTTGGTTCAACCAGAAGTCCATGTCCTTTGACTAAAATTAAACCTTTACTCCGGATTTTCCAAAAAATTTTGAACCAGATCGAAAGGAATTAATTATGTTTAAAATTCTTTTGCGATATATAATTTATCAAAATTTACGATTTACTGATTTGATGTCTTTTTCCTGTCCAAAAATATCATAAACAATCCACCCATAACTAAAATAATACCAATAATTTCCTTCCAAGATAATTTTTCTTGGAAAACAATTAATCCCACCAATACTATTAATATAACCGAAATACCATTCCATAATGCATTAACAATTCCAATGTTTTGATATTTGAAGGAAATAATCAATAAAATTGACATAATGATACAAATAAGAATGGCCAATGCAAAATATCTCTTTTTCTGGCTCAATGAATATTTCTTCAAACAAATGTAAAAA